AAAGTTCCCTCCAGAGAAGTCTAAAATTGGCTATCTGTTTACCTGTATGTGGTGCACCGCAGTTTGGGTCGCATCACTACTTGAAATATCACGTATGATTATCCCTAATGTAGTACATCCAGTAGAGGTTGTTTTAGCAATCTCTGCTATTGCTGGTTTATTGGCTGCGTATGAAGAAAAGTGATAGTTCTTCTACTCCGCCACAGAGACGAGGAGTTTCAAGGGTGAGTGTTTTTAAACACCAAGAGCCGATAGAGCCTACCCCTATTGTTGCGTCTGAAATTATTCCAAAGAAAGTTAGAAAAAGAAAAAAATCTACTACTCGTTCAACTCAGATAGTTAGAAATATTAAACCAAAAATTACAGGGGCCACTGGAATATTTATTTCTTCTAGTGCTAAATCAGTTTCTTATTCAACACCTAGAACTTTAACTGCTGCTGCAGTACAAATTAAAATTAATGATAAAGGCGAGTTTGAACAATTCAAACAACGTCGCTCTGCTGGATCTAGTGCATGGCAATCTGAAGCATGGGAATACTATGATGCTATTGGAGAAATCAAATACGCATTTAACTTAGTTGCCTCCGTTGTTTCTCGTATTCGTATCTACGCCGCTGCTGTTGATAACGCTGCAGAAGCACCAGCACCAGTTGCGTTATCTAGTGTTATTGACCCGCGTTTAGCCGCCGCTGCAGAGCGAGCACTTGCTCGTTTAGATTCCGCATACGGTGGACAAGCAGGGTTACTTCGTGATGCTGCATTAAACATTTCAGTTGCTGGTGAATGTTATTTAGTTCAAATGCCAGAACGCGCTGGTTCAGGAATTCCAGAGTCTTGGGATATTAAATCTGTAGATGAAATTATGACTGACACTCGTGGTGGATTTAATGTTGTCGGTCGTAGAGAACAAAGTATCGGCGGATCTATGGCATCCACCAATAAACTTTCTAAGAGTGCATTCGTAGGACGTATCTGGCGTTCACATCCTCGTTACTCAGATGAAGCAGATTCATCTCTTCGTGGCTTACTAGATCTTTGCGCAGAACTTTTACTTCTTAATAGAACATTCCGTGCTACAGCACGTTCACGCCTAAATGCTGGTGCACTTTATTTACCAGACGGCTTGTCAGTTGCAGCAGGTGGCGACCCAGATTATCCGTATGACACAGATAGCGAAGCAAACCCAGGATTTACTACAGAAGAAGCAGAGGATGAGTTTGAAGAACAATTAATTGACGCTATGACAACTCCTATTCGTGATGAGGAGTCTGCTAGCGCAGTAGTTCCACTTATTATTCGCGGTCCTGCTGAACTTGGCGACAGGATTAAACAATTTAAGTTCGAGCGTTCATTTGATCCAGCACTTGCTTCTCGCGCCGACAGAGTATTAGAGCGAATCCTTCAAGGACTAGATGTTCCTAAGGATGTTGTTACTGGTCTAGCAAATGTTAAGTATTCAAACGCACTTCAAATCGATGAGTCACTATATAAAGCACACATCGAACCATTAATGCTATTAATTGCTGATGCTTTAACAGTTGTTTACTTACGTCCATACCTTAAGGCACAAGGATTTACTGAATCAGAAGTAGATCGAATTGTTGTTTGGTATGACCCTTCAGCAGTTGCTACTAGAAATGATAAAGCAGCCGATGCTGACTCAGGATTTGATCGTGGTGCTATTTCTTACGACTCATGGCGCCGTGCACATGGATTCTCATCTATGGATGCACCAACACCTAATGAACTTGCTATCCGTATGCTTTCTGAGAAGGGCTCAATTGGTCCAGAGTTAACAGAAGCAATGTTAAACACTGTTGCTCCAGAAATGATGAATGCAGTTAGAGATACGCAACAAGAAAATTCTGTTGCACCTCTTCCACCAGAGGTAGAACAAGTATTGCAACAAGCAGTTGATGGAACAGAGAATGTCTGATAAATCATTTGATAATGTAGTTACTTCAGTTGTTTCTGCAGGAGATCCTTGTTGGGAAGGCTACAAGCAAGTTGGAATGAAAGAAAAAAATGGAAAGATGGTTCCCAACTGCGTTCCTGTTGATGCCTCAGATGATTCAGAGTTTGCAACAAAGAAAAGAACAATCTCTCAGACTCCTGCTCCTAGAAAAGATCGAGTAAAAGGTTCTAGTAAAAATAAAAAAGGATCTGCATCAGGTTCTCGTAAAGTTGTTTTTTCTAAAGCGGTAGAAAACTCTCTTAAAGAAAAAGCATCTAAGCATAATGAAAAAAGTCCTAAAGGAAGAAGAGCAACTTTAGGTATGTTAAAAGCAGTTTATCGCCGTGGCGCTGGAGCATTCTCTGTTTCACATCGACCTGGTATGAACCGTAATCAGTGGGCAATGGCGCGAGTAAATGCTTTTTTGAAACTACTTAAATCTGGTAGACCAACAAATGCTGCTTATAAGTCAGACAATGATTTGCTACCATCTTCTCATCCCCGTAGCAGTAAAAAATCAAACTCTATTACTGCAGCAGGTTTAGTTCCTGAAGAACAAGATTTAGCAAACGCACTAATTGAGATCTCACAGAAGTATGGAAAATTTAATGAAGACGAAGAAGGTATCTGGGCAGGCTACACGCCGCCAGCGGAAAATGAAGTTGCTTCTATTGGTGTTACTTGCGCCAATTGCGTTTTATATGCTGGGGGTTCGGATTGTAAAATCATTGCTCTCCCAGTTGAGCCAACAGGAAAATGCAGATTTGCTGTAATACCTGACGGGGTTGTTAATGTAGAAGGTAGTAAAGATTTAACTCAAGTAAAGGATGAGTTAGATGAATATGTAATAGATCAAGAGTTAAATGTTCTACTAAAGAACAAAGAAGATTATGAAACTGTAGAAGATGCAATTTTTGCTATGACTGAGTATCTAGGTTATGGATATGAAGCAGAGCCTGCAATTAGAGCAAGTTGGCTCAGAGCAGTTAAAAACGGAGAAGACCCATTCTTAAGAGCATCATTGCTTGCCTCACTTGGAGCAGGTAGTTTAGATGCAGATTTGCTTCCAGTATTAGAAGAGGAGGATCAAGCATGAGTAGAGTAAGAAGAATTAGTTATGCAATCACTCCTGAAGGTCGTCGTGCTAATGCTATTAAGCAAGCAGTAGATTTAAGAGACAAAGTTTTATCAATCGTAGACAACTCTAACTTCTCTTCATCTACTGCAAGAAAGATTACTAAAAAAGCTGCTTTCTCTGTAGTTATGCGTTCTCTAGAAGAGAGTAAAGGATTACCACTATCTCTTCGCGAGCACTTAGCAATTAAAGAACTCAATAAGTACATATCACTTGCTAAACACAATAAGAGTGATTTTTTCTACGCAACTAACACAGATCTACTACCAATCTCTCACCCGCGCTCAACCCGCGAGCACTCTATGACTGCTAGTGCATTAAGAATTGCACGCTCTCGTTGGTTTGCTGCTGATCCAAGAATTACAGACGAAAAAGCAAAAGCAGTTCTTGCTTCAGCATTTGAATCTATACCAGGGTCTGTGGAGCATCTTTACTACACTTCAATACTACTTTCACTTCCTCAAGGAATGATTCCTGGCGAGGCTTTAATTGCAGCAACTGATGGAAACTCTTTTGAATCACGTAGTGCTCGTGCTAGACGCCAACGTCGTGATCGTAAAGGAAGATTCGCTTATGAAGGCGGAGGAATTCGCGCTCTTATTCGTCGTATTAATGGAGAAATATTTAGTATTAGTGGAAGAGTAGTTGCTAACGCTAAGAATAGTAGAGATGTAGAAGTAGAGTTTCCAGATGGAAAAATTGCTGAAGTAAATCCTGTTAAAGGTGAGTATATAAAAGCAGTTTTACCAACTCCAGATGGATATTCTCCTGAACCTATAGTTCCAAGCGTAACTGAAGAAGTTATAGATGAAAAAGATTTAGTTTTTGTTGACGCCCCTAACGGCTGGGTAAAAGATGAAGATTATAAAGATTTTGGCGATAAGGTAGAAAGATATGTAGACTCTAATAAAGAGTTTGTAGTCTTCGTTTCTAAACAAGATGATGGAACAAAAGATTATCAAATACTAAACGCTAAGTCTGCTGAACAAATTGATGTAGTAAAGACTTGGGCAGATGTTCAAGACAGACTAGAAGGAAAAGAAGATCAACTATTAAATCCTCAAGCAAAACTCCCTTTTAGACAGGGCTTAATTCCTGCTGAAGATAGACCAGGACCTAATGCATACGAAAAACTTATGGCTGAGAAAAAAGACAAAGAAAATGCCATTGCAAATCGTAAAGCAGAATTAAAGAAAAA